AGGTGCTTTCTAACTCCATGTCCGTCCTGCCCATCTACATCATGGACGAGAACACAAAAGAACGGCTCCCCGGCCACCGGCTGGGAAAGGTGCTGTGGGGACGGGCCAACGAGGCGATGACTTCCTTCGACTACCAGAAGCTGATGATGTGCAACCAACTGCTCCGGGGCAACGCCTACGCCTGGATCTTCCGGGACCCGGGCAGCGGCTTCCCCCGGGAATTAATTCCGCTTCCGCCAGACTATGTGACCGTCCGGGTAGACCGGGACGGCCATCTCTGGTACTTCTTTTCCCATCCCGTCACCGGAGAGGTGACCATGCTGCGCCCGGAAGATGTGCTCCATTACAAGGCCTACAGTGAGGACGGCATTGAGGGGATCAGTGTGCTGAAACGGGCGTCCATGACCCTTTCCACCGCCCAGGCCGCCCAGCAGTACGAGAACTCCACCTGGAAGAACGGCGGACAGCCGAGCGGCGTACTGACGACGGAGTCCCATCTGGGAGATTATGATGAAAAGCTTCCGGACGGGACGATACGCCACGTGGACCCAAAGGCGGACATACGGGCCGCGTGGGAGGCCGTGCATCGGGGGCCAGGGAATGCGTTCCGGCTGGCGGTGCTGGACCTGGGGCTGAAGTATCAGCCCATCTCCATGAACAACACAGACGCCCAGTTTGTGGAGAGCAAAGAGGTCCGGGTGGCGGATGTGTGCCGGTTTTTCGGCGTGCCGCTCCATCTGGCCTATGCCGGGAAGCAGAGCTACCAGAGCAACGAACAGAACGGGATCGAGTATGTCAACTATACGCTTCTGGGCTATGAGACTCAATGGGGCCAAGAGGACAGCTACAAGCTGCTCCTGCCAGGCGAACGGGCCAAGGGCCAGCGGATCAAGCGGGAACTGAAGGTGTTCCTGCGGGGGGACACCGCCGCGCAGTCCGCCTGGTACAAGGCCCTGCGGGAAGTGGGCGGCTTGAATCCCAATGAGATCAGGGCGCTGGAGGATATGGGCACGATTCCGGGCGGAGACAGCTACTATGCCAGCTGGAACTACGGCCCGCTGGATCAGTGGGCAAAACTCAGCGTGATCCGGGCCCTTGGAAAAACAGGTCAGGAGACGTTGAGGAAAGGAGAGGTCAGCGATGGACAATATTTTCAAGTCAGCCCTGGCCCAGAGGCAGACGGCGGACGAGGTGGAGCTCGCCCTGGTTAACAAGCAGGCGCTCCGGCCGCTGAAGCTGGAGGATGTTTTTCTCTTCCGCCTGGCTGCCTGCGACAATCAGGTGGACCGGGACTATGAACGGTTTACCGACAAGACCCTGGAAGGGCTGGCAGCGCTCTATGTGGGCAAAAGCGTGCTGATGGATCACACCTGGAGCGCGGGGAGTCAGACCGCCCGGGTATATGCCGCCCAGGTGGAGGAGGCCGGGCCGGTGAAACGGCTGGTCCTGCGGTGCTATATGCCCAGGACGGAGCAGACCGCCGGAACCATTACCGCTATTGAGGCTGGGATACTGAAGGAGTGCAGTGTGGGCTGCCAGGTGGAGCGGGCGGTGTGTACCATCTGCGGAACAGACCAGGCCAAGGCCTGCTGCAAGCATATCCAGGGCAAAGAATACGGCGGTAAACTGTGCGTGATGGAGCTGGACGGCGCCAGGGACGCCTATGAGGTTTCTCTGGTGGCCGTTCCCGCCCAGCCAGGGGCCGGAGTGGTCAAAAGCAAGCGGTACGGAGGCCAGGAAGAAAAGGTACCCAACCCGGCGGAGGCCGGTGAAGCAGAGGCGCTCCGCATGGCGGAAGCTATGCAGGAGCAGGAAGAAAAACGATATGGAGGAATATTCAGATGACGTATCAGGATTTACTGGAGCTGAAGGCCAAGCGGGCGGAGAAACTGAAGGCGGGCGGCGAACTGCTGGCCAAGAAGGATTTCGAGGCGCACAAGACCCTGATGGGCGAGGTGGAGAAGATGAACCAGGAGATCGACGCCGGGGAGGCCCAGCTGGCCCAGGAGGGCCGGTTCAGCGATCAGGACGGCAAGCTGAAGGGCCTGTACCAGGACCACGAGGCCCGGAAGGCCGAGGAGGCCAAGGGAAAGGCGGTCGATGACATCCGCAAGACCAATGAGTACGCCGAGGCGTTCGCCAAGGCGCTGCGCAGCGGCGTGAAGGTGAAGAGCGCCTGGGGCGTGGAGGCCTACGCCCCCCTGACAAAGGCCCTGACGGAGAGCGGCGGGACGCCGGAGGGCTCCGACGGCGGCTTCCTGGTTCCCCAGGACTTCGACAACATGATCCACGAGTACGAGAAGGAGTACCTGGACCTGAGTCAGTTCTTCACTGTGGAGAATGTGCGTACTCCGACCGGCTGGCGGGCAATTGAACAGGGAAAGCGTAAGCCGCTGCCCAAGGTGCTGGAGGCCCAGACCATCGGGCGGGACGACCAGCCCAAGTTTGACAAGGTGACATACACCTTGGAGAAGTACGGAGACCGGCTCCCGGTGTCCAGCGAACTGCTCCAGGACAACACGGCGGGCCTGCTGCGCTTCCTGGCGGGGTGGTTTGCCCCCAAGTACATCCTGACGTAAAACACCCTTCTCCTTGCCCTGCTGTCTGGGCTGGAGAAGACGGTGGAGCTGCCGGCGAGCGGAGAGGCCAAAGCTCTGCGGAAAGCGTTGATTCAGAAGCTGAACACCGCCCAAAGCACGGGGGCGGTGCTGCTGACGAATCAGAACGGCTACGCCGAGATGGACGGCTGGGAGGATAAAAACGGCCGTTCCCTGCTGGTCCCCAACCCCGCGGACCCCAGCGTCTACCGGCTGGGAGGCCGGCGCGTGGTCTATGGGGACAACGACCTGATCCCGGACGAGGGGGGCAAAATTCCCATCTACGCGGGCAATTTCAGGACAATGGGCACGCTGTTTATCCGCAAGGGGATCGAGATCGCGGCCACCGACGTGGGCGGAGACGCCTGGGCCACCGATACCTGGGAGCTTCGCGGGCTGTGCCGTATGACCGCTATCGCGATGGATAAGGGCTCCGCGCTCAAGGCGCTCATTGCCGGAAGTGAGGGTTAATCCGTGGCCCTGACGGAGGACCGGCGGAAGACGCTGATGGCCTACTGCCGGCTGGACTCCCTGGAGGAGGCCGAGGAGGCCCTGCTGGAGTCCATGTATGGTGCGGCGGTGGCGTACCTGGCCCAGGCCGGGGTGGCTGAGCCGCCGGAGGAAACTCCCCGGCGGGGGCAGTATGATCTGCTGGTCAACGCCCTGGTGCTGGACGCCTGGGACCGGCGGGACCTGACCTTTGACGGGTCCGGCGCAGCGGACAACCCCGCCCTGCGGCGGATGCTGAACCAGATGAAGCTCACCGAGACCTGGGAGGAATGACATGACCACCGGAAGCGAACTGAAGGAGCGCCTCGGGGTGCTGGCCCTGGCCCGGGCGGAGGGGGAGGACCGGCTTGTCTGGACCGAGACCCGCAGGACCTGGGCGGCGGCGGTCCAGGACGACCGGAAAAACCTGTTTTCCGCGGTGGGCGTGGGGGCGAGGGGGGTGACCTTCACCCTGCGCTCCCCGCCCCACCTGACCCTGTTCCACGCCCTGCGCTGGCGGGGGATGCACTGCTTCCTCACCGCAATCACCAACGGGGACTCGGGGTTCTCCACAGTCAAGGCCGCGCTGGCAGAGCCGGTGGAATGCGTGAAGGACGCGGACAAGGAAACCCCAGGGACGCGGTTCCCCGGGGTCCTCACGGAAAAGTACGTGGGGCATGAACAGCCAGACCTCCACGGGGAGGTCACTACCCTGTACGTGCTGGTCACGCCGAAGGAGATCAAGCTGGCCCCCGGGTCGTGGGTCACCGCGGACGGGGTGCAGCACCTGGTTCTGTGCCCCCATGAGCTGGACCCGTTCAAAAATGAGTATGAGGTCCGGAGGAGGACCGACGACTAGGAGGGGCCTATGCAGGAATTTACCATAGATACCGGGGCGTGGGCGTCCTTCTGGAACAAGTGGCAGGATACCATCAACGCCATTCCCGGCATGAAAGAGGAAATCCTGGAACGGGCCGGAAAGGAAATTCAGGCTGAAGTTCACAGAGCAATCGACGCCTCCGGACTGGATGACCGCCGGTTTGGCCGGGTCAAAAAATGGCAGAACCCCCACGTGGGGTCCGGGCTGGGCTATGTGGCCGTCCGGTCGGACAGCGTTATGGTCCGGTCCGGCGGCGGAACGAAAGAGCCCCTGAACGCCGGGGCCCTGACCAACTTCCTCACGTCCGGCCATAAGGTCCGAAAACCGTCCGGGCGGGCGAAGCTGTACAGAAGCCGCGCCACAAAAACCCGGGTAGAGGGCTTCCGCTTCTACAAAACCGCCGGGGCCCAGGCGGAGAAGGCCGCGGCGGCGGCGGCGGAGGCATTTCTGGCGCGGCTGGAGGAGGAGCTGTCCACGTGATCATTACGCCCGAACTTTTGCAGAGCGCAATTGTAACCCGCCTGGGGGAGGTTTTTCCAGGGGAGCCGGTCTATCAGGACGTGACCCGGCGGGATTTTAAGCGGCCCTCCAACCTGGTGGAGCTCCAGGGGATCGACCTGGACGCTTTGAGTATGGGACACAGGGAGGTGGGGCTGCGGTACCGCTTCAAGGTGACCACCTTCACGAAGACGGACGAAGTACACGACTCCCATCTTCCGGTCCTGTCCGCCCGGTCCATGCTGATTCTGGGGGCGTTTGCCCCCGGGTATCTGAAAGCCGGGGACCGGGCCCCAAAGGTGGTAGAGCTCCAGGCAGACACCTCCTTCTATGACTGCGCGGAGGTCTCCCTTGCCTTCGAGCTGGCACTGGACCGGCGGGAATTTGAGCCGGAGGAGTTATATCCCATCATGCGGGAGCTGAACACAAGATTTTTGGAGAAAAAGGAGGAAGCAGATTGAGTACTTTGACCATGCCCACGCTGACGGTGGCCTTCCGTCAGAAGGCGCAGACGGCGGTGGCCCGGAGCCAGAAGGGGACGGTGGCGTTCCTGCTCCGGGACGCGGCGGCGGACGAGAAGCCGCTGACCTATTCCCTGACCTCCACGGGGCAGATTCCCAAAACCCTGGGGACGGAGAACCAGGACGCCCTGCGCCGGGTGTTCAAGGGCGGGGTGAACCCGCCGAAAAAGGTGCTGGTGTACGTCATGGGGGCGGAGGCCGCGATTGACGGGGGGAGCCCGTGCCTGGAATGGCTGGCAACTCAGAAATTCGACTACCTGGCCGGGCCCGCGGACCTGACCGCGGAGGAGGCCCAGGCGATCTCCAAGTGGGTCATCCAGCACCGGGAGGACGACCACGCCGTGTGCAAGGCGGTGCTGCCCAACCTGGCGGCCAACAATGAGGCGATTGTTAACTTCACCGCGTCCGGGATTAAAACCGCCGGCGGGACCTTCGACGCCGCCGGGTACTGCGGGCGGATTGCGGGACTGATCGCCGGAACGCCGATGAAGCAGTCGGTCACCTATGCGGCCCTGCCGGAGGTGGAGGACATCACCCGGCTGTCTCCGGTGGATATGGACTCCGCCGTGGGCCGGGGCGAATTGATCCTGTACCACGACGGGGAGAAGGTGAAGATCGGGCGGGGGGTCAACTCCCTGACCAC